ACAGATAGCGCGGCGGCGTGAGTGGTGGCCCAAGGTGCAGTTTGCCGTCATGTGCATGGGCGGTAGGCAGCACCAGGCGATGGAGAGTCCGGCGGAGGTATGGCAGCAAGAGGCTGGCATACCTGTCTTCTCCGAGCCGGTTCCCATTGCAGACGGCATCGAACGCCACCGAACATACCTCATCAACCCTGCCACTGGCAAGTCGCGGATGTTCTATGATCCCAAGTGCAAGGGGTCGATCTGGGAGTATGGCCACTACAAGTACCATGAGATCGTAGAGGCCAGGCCAGTACGGGAGGTTCCCATAGACGCAGACAACGACGCACTCAAGGCCACGGCATACGGCCTGGTGCACAACTTTGGCTTTGTGGGGAGAAGGCCGATCCAGGACGTGCAGGTTGTATTCAGAACGAGACGCGGTGAGCGGGTGGGGGCGGGAATGCCATCACCCGAAAGCTGGGGAGGGGGCTGATGACTGACGAGATTCGCACGGCTCCTGAGCTTCTAGCCCTGCGTAAGCGTCTTGAGCAGCGCTGGGCAGACCGCAACACTGAGATGGAGTTCTTTCGGCGGATGCGGTTCATGGAGATCGAACCTCGTGTGCCGGTGGCCTATGACTCCACTGTGGTCCGGACGCCGAAGGCGCATCAGATCATCGAGCGGATGACGGGGACACTGACTACTAATCCTGTCGAGATCACCGTACCCCCTGCTGCGAACACCGCTAAGGCCCAAGAACAATCCTCGAAGATGGAGAAGTGGACGAAGCTGGCCTTGGAGCAGTTGCAGAAGCAGGCAGGCGAGGACAACATCGAACGCTTTGTAGAGCACCTACTGGTGGATGCGCACGCCTGCTGGCGGTTGCTGTATGCTCGCAACTACTGGCCCAGGTATCCCAAACGGGAGAAGGGAGAGTCTGGCGAGGACTACGACGATCGCACGGAGCAGTGGAAGAAGGGGCAGCCACTACCGATCTCCTGGTCTACTGTCGATCCCTTGCAGGTATTTCCCATGTTCAGCGAGATGGGTCTGGTGTGCGTGTTGGAGAGCGACAAACGCGACGTGGCCACCCTGACGCCCGATCAGTGGCAGCTCACGAAGAAGAGTCCGGAGCTATGGGAGCTGATCCGAGGAGAGGCACAGGCTCAGGGGCAAGTAGAGTTCACCCAGGTGTGGTATCGAGATGTGCGCATCTACGCGGTGAACGGGCAGATAGTGGATCGTCAGAAGCATCACTACGGCGCTCCGCCCTATATCTACGGGATGGGCATAGGCACCACCTCGCGGGAGTCAGGGAAGATGGCAGTATCCGTGCTCTATCCCCTGCGATACATCCTGCCAGCATTTGATACGGTGCTGAGCCAGAAGCTAACGGCATGTTCGCTTTACGGTTGGCCCACGCCGATCTGGAAAGCGAGCAAGGATCGCCTCGGTGGGGATGGCAACCTTACAGAGAGCCGTATGGAGCTTGTGCCAGGAGAGACGATGACTCTCTGGCCCGACGAGGAGATAGGCTTCCTAGAGTGGAAGGGGAGCGTTCCCGACCTCGACGAGCTGATAGGCTTACTGAACTCAATGGTAGACCAGGCGGGGTTGGCGCAAGTGCTATTCGGCATAGACCCAACGGGGGAGAGCGGATACCGCTTGAACCAGCTCATTTCGGCGGCGCGGACGAAGTTCAAGCCCATCATCAGCCACACGGAGAGAGCATTGGAGCAGTTGATTCATGCGCTCTATGACATCGTGGAGTTTCAGATCAAGGAGCCGGTGTATCTCTACAGCAAGGGGAAGGCCAAGGGCACGGCCGGCTGGATAGGGTTGGGTCCCGACGACCTGAACGGGTATCGGCAGGTAGAAGTGAAGCTCAGTCCCATCATGCCGACGGATGCCTACGCCAGAAGCTCCATGACCATCAATCAGGTCAAGAGTGGGTTGCTGGATGTGCGCACCGCACTAGAGGATTTGGGGCGTGAGCAGCCAGAGGAGATCATGGACGCTCTGCTGGCAGACGAGTGGAAACGAGACCCACAGGTAAAGGCGGTGTTGATTGAGGAAGCACTGAAGCGCATGAAGCTGAAGATCGAGAAGACGAAAGAGATAGCCGTCAGCGAGCTGATTCAGTTGCTACCGTCGTTGCCGCCAGCGTTCCAGCAAGCGGTAATGATGGTGATGCAGGGGGCGGGCGGGCCAGGTGGGGGACAGCCAAGAATGCCACCCGCAGGCACAGGGCTACGGCCTCCCCCAACTGGTGTGATGGCTGCGCCAGGGGTTGCGGCAGTGCCAGGAGTTCCGGGGGCCGGCGGGATGGTGGGTAGGCAGGTGAGGCCGAGTGGGATAGCAATGGGCAGAGCGCCGGGGGTGATGCGCACAGGAGTGGAGAGGTAGGATGCTTGCGGGGGATAAGGAAAGTGGAGAGACTGGCCAGGGACGTAAATCGTGCGCCCAGTAAGCCCCTCGAAGTGGCCCGCAGAGGGTCGAAGAGGAATCGGATGGCTGGGATAGATTACGGGGACTCGTCCCGCCCTGCTGGGGGTAATCCACCTCGGGCCCCCATAGCACAAAGGTTGAACCCGCAAGACTGAGAGAGAGGGAGAGAGATGCCATACCGAGCAAGAGGTAAAGTAGTCTACGTGAAGCGGGCCTCGGGCTGGGTCAAGAAGAAGACGCACTCCACGGCGACGAAGGCCAAGGCGCACGCGGCAGCGCTGAACATCCACGTCCATCATCCTGAGAAGGCACGGAAGAGGAAGAAGCGATGAGCGACTACATAAACAGCATCTTCTCCTGGTGGCCTCTCAATGCGGCCTACTGTCTTTTCATCATCATAGGCACTATCGTATGCGCCATTCGGGACAGGAGGCGATAGATGGCTAAGGAACACCCATTCGAGCCGCTGGTGGAAAAGTTCTCCGACAACCTGGTTGAGCTGGTCGAGTCTATCCCCGAACAGGAGATGCCCTTTGGGGCTGTAGAATTGACGGCGGACGAGCAGATAGACCACTACCTGAGCATTCGGGACGACACGAGCGGTTGGGTGAAGCTGATAGAGGAACACGGCTTGAGAGACGCAGTGGACTACGTTGTGAGCATGGAAGCTAGGATAAGCAAGCAGGCGAGGGAGGGGTAGATGCCACAACCTTCTGTTAGTTGGACGGCTGGACTGTTTGGGGCTGGGACCGATGAGCTGGCCGAGGCAGAGCGAAAGGTTGCGATCCTGAAGGCTGAGCTAGAGGCCATTCGTGGGGGTCGCAAGGAGGCCAGCGCTGCCGAACTACGCAAGCTAGAACGCGACTATCGAGAGGCGGTTGGCAAGGTGCAACAGCTTCGGGTTGCGGCCAGACCTACGGCTGTGCCTCGGCCTAGCGTAACTCCTCGGCCAAGCGTGACGCCGACGCCCCCCATAGCGGGAGCGCCTGGGGCGGTTCCGAGGCCAGTGCCGACACCTGGGGGAACGCCCGTACCGCCGGTGGCTGGCGGTGGGATAGGGCAACTTTGGCAGGGCAGGACCACGCCTCGCGGATACGCCTCGCGAGTGGGAGCCCCACCTGTTGGCGGGGTTGGTGGTGTCCCTGGTGGGGCGATGGGAGTTACGACGCCTCGCGGCTATACAGCCGGCGCAGGAGCAGGGGTTGGTGGTACAGCGGCTGGTGGCGGAGGTGTTGCGATGGGCAGCCCCTTTGTGCCGCCCGTTACTGCGCCCACTCCGGGAATAACAGCACCGCAGACTGGCCTGGCAAACTTGGCCCCCTTCGGGTTGGCAATGCAGCGTCAACAGAACCCGTCTATGTTTCCTGGCTACGGTGCTATGGTAGGGTCGGGATTGATCTCTCCCCTGACTGGTGGGGCAGGCGTTAGTGCTGGTGCTGGCAAAACGATGGAGCAGCTTTACGCGGAGGAGATAGCGGCACAGCAAGCAGCGGCACAAGCGCAAGCAGCCGCCACAGCAGCCTACCAGCAACAGCAGCTACAGCACCAACAGGCGCAACTTGCGCAAGCGTGGGCCATCGCTCAGGCGGAGCTTGCACATGCTCAGAACGTGATGGCGTCGCAGATCGGAACGGGAGTAGCGGGGCTTCAGTCGCAGAACTGGGCGCAGGGTCTCCCCTACGCGCTGCCAAAGGGTACGACGGTGGCTCCTGGCTTCGAGCAAGGTGGGCCGATGAGCCAACTCTACCGGATGAGTGGCTCCCAATTCACCCCTAGAACGGGCGCGATCAGCCCCCACCCAGCGCCCTCGCAGCAACAGATGATGGCGTGGGTGGCATCCGCCATGCAGCAATATGGAGCGGGAGGATAGATGACAACGCCAGAAGAGAAGCAAGAAGAAGAGATATTCCGTGTGGTGAAAAGGCTGGTTGACTGCTACCTATCTGGTAACTCTGCAACAATCAGCGCACGAATGAACTTTGCCAACATAGCGAAGCAGGCTCTGGTTTTAGCACCAGACTCTTCGAAGTCTCCTTGGGACTCCTTCGGTTCGCTTGTTGCCTCTATGGAGGACTCGCCTGGGACAGAAGTAGTAAGACTCTCACTGGATGATCTCTCAAGTGAGGTGAGCGATGGCTGAACCCTATGGTGGCGCCGAGTGGATAGCACAGGCGATTCAGGCGGCGATTCAGGCCGCAATGCAGCAGATCAACTGGTCGCAGCTCATGGGCTACGGATACCCCGCGATGTACGAGCCGCAAGCCCCCACACGCAACGACATGCTGAATGCCATATGGGAGAATCGGCCCGACATTCAGGCGTTCTACAAGCAGAACTGGGGAGACCCTGCCAAGGCCAAGGGCGACCTCAAGAACTGGCGACCAGAGGATGCGATCGAGAACTGGCTGGGAATGACAGGGGAGTTGACACCTGAAGAAAAGGCCGATCCTATGGCTTGGGCCATCGCGGAGGGCTTTATCACGGACTATACGGCTGGGGGTGCAGTGCCCACCTTGGCACGCGATGAGTTCGAGCAGGCGAAGGAGGAATGGGCGGCAACACAGCTACGGCTGGCTGGACTCGACGAGGAGGCTATCCGGCAATTCAACGAGACCATGAGATTCTATCGTGACCAGTTTGATGAGGATACTCGTGAGGCTGATAGGCAGTATCTCCGCCAGATAGGGTTGGATGAGACGGCTATTGCCCAGTGGGACAGAGAGCAAGACCGAATAGAGGGCATGGACGCGGAGTACATACGCCAAGCCAATCGGGAGTTCCTGCGGCAACAGGGGTTGGATATAGAGGGTGTCCGGCAGTTCGACGTTCAGCACGAGTTCGCCAAGTATCAGGCTCAACAGGAACAGGCAAACATAGAGTGGGAACAGTTGCGGCTGACTGGGCTGGATGAACAGGCAGCATACCAATTCCAGCAGACGCATCTACTGGCCCGCGAGCAGTTCGAGGCTGGCAATGTGCAGTGGGAGGCACAGTTTGGACTTGAGCAGCAGTATTACGGGCTGGCGGAGCAACAGTTGCAACTACAGCAGTTGCAGACCATGCTCGGTTTGACTGGGCCTCAAGATTGGCCTCAATACTGGGCAGCAGGGCGAGCCATGCCAGAGGCTTGGGGGCCACAAGGGGAGCCAGTGCCAGCTTGGGCGAGGACGCTGACCGAAGGGGGTCAGTACCCAGCCTTTGGAGCAGCGGGGCAAGTGCCACAGGGTCTCTATGGTGGGATCACCCCCTCACAGGTATCACCGCAGCAATGGGCCAACTTGAGTCCGTCAGAGATTCAGGGATTGTCTGGGCAGGTGCAGACGGGCGGCGGCTGGATGCCGGACTGGATGCAGCAGATGCAGGCGAGTTGGCCGCAGGGTCAGGCGACACCGATAAGCTACTTTGGGTAGGTAGATGGTCAAGTTCTGGAAGTATCAGGATCGGGAAGAGTACAATCGGCAGAAGGCCGGCGACATCCTGAAGCGGTATCCATTGCCGGAGCCTGCGCCTGAGCGTGCGCCGAGGGAGCCGATAGCTCCGCTTGGGCCGCAACCAGGCCCCGTGCAGCCACAGCCAAGCCTGCTCAGGCCCTCGACGTGGCCCACGACCACGGGCATTCCTGCGGAGGCGGGTATCTTCAAGGCCCCCTGGATGCAGACTCTCATGGGTGCGGTAGGTGGCCCAGAGGCGGCGCAAAGGGCTGAGCCTTCGGTT